ATGGAGCCGATCTATGATGCAGACAGTTCTGTATTCTTCGATCTGAATGCCAAGCGGCAAGATAAGGCCGACGCAAAGTATTGCTTCGTTCTCTATTCCATGACCCGCAAGTCCTATATTGCCGAGTTTCAGGATGACCCGGCAACGTGGCCAAAGATCGTGCATCAGTATGAGTTCGACTGGTGTACGCCCGACATTGTGTTCATTGCAGAATACTATGTCGTCGAAGAAACCCGCGAAACGATCCGCATCTTTGAAACCCTGAGCGGCGAAGAAGAACGTTATAGTCAGGCAGACTTTGACGCCGACGAAACGCTTGAGGAAATGCTTGCGGCTGTTGGCACGAAGGAAGTGCGCCAGAAGCGCGTCAAGCGCCGCCGGGTGCGCAAGTATCTGATGAGCGGCAGCAAGGTGCTTGAGGATCAGGGCTATATCGCCGGGAAGAACATTCCCATCGTGCCGGTCTATGGCAAGCGGTGGTTCGTCGACAACATCGAACGCTGCATGGGCCATGTTCGCCTTGCCAAAGACCCGCAGCGCCTCAAGAACATGCAGCTTTCCAAGCTGGGCGAGATCAGCGCGCTATCTTCGGTCGAAAAGCCGATCCTCGTTCCTGAGCAAGTCTCCGGGCATCAGGTGATGTGGGCCGAAGATAACCTGCGCAACTATCCCTATCTGCTGGTCAACCCGATCACTGGCCCGAATGGCGAAAGCCAGATCAGCGGCCCGGTGGCGTACACTAAGTCAGCCGCCATCCCGCCAGCAATGGCCGCGCTGCTCCAGTTGACCGAGCAGGACATGGCCGAGATTCTTGGCAGCAACCAGCAGTCCGACAAGATGGTGAGCAACATCAGCGGCAAGGCCGTTGAGTTGATCCAGACCCGGCTGGACATGCAGAGCTTTATCTACATGAGCAACATGGCCAAGGCCGTGCGGCGCTGCGGTGAAATCTGGCTGTCAATGGCGCGCGACATTTACGTCGAGGAAAAGCGCACCATGAAGGCAGTTGGTGCGATGGAGGAAGTGCAGTCCGTCGAACTGATGAAGCCGACCATCGACGCTGAAACCGGCGAGATCGTTTACGAGAACGATCTGAGCAAGGCCACGTTCGACGTTGCCGTTGATGTCGGCCCGTCATTCACCAGCCGCCGTGATGCTACCGTGCGCGCCCTCACCGGCATGATGCAGGTGACGACCGATCCAGAGACGCAGATGGTGCTGCAGTCGATGGCTATCATGAACATGGATGGCGAAGGTATCGACGAAATCCGCGAACACTTCCGGCGCAAGCTTGTGATGATGGGCGTAGTCAAGCCGACCGACGAAGAAGCCGAGCAGATGGCCGCAGCGCAACAGGGCCAGCAGCCCGACCCGCAGGCGATGTATCTGATGGCGGAAGCTGGCAAGGCACAGGCGCTGACCATCAAGGCGCAGGCCGACACCGAGTATACGCTGGCCCGCGCCGAAGAAACCAAGGCGCAGACAGTTGAAACTTTGTCGAACATTGACATCAACGAACGCAAGTCTGCTATTGACACTGCGGAAAAAATAGGGGCTGCGTTGCAGTCACAACGGAATGTGGTTCCACCCACCACGCAATTTGGGTGAGTTTGACGGGGTATCTATGAGTAAGGCAGAATTGGAGAACGACGACACGCTCGAAACGGTAATGATCGACACCGAAGAAACTGGCAGCGCCCAAGATGAGACCAATGCCGTCTTGGACAACGACAGCGATGAAGATGATTCCGAAGACGTAGTTGTTTCCATTAACGGGGAATCGCCACCCCAAGAGGAAGAGGTTCGCGCGCCCGAATGGGTTCGCGAATTGCGTAAGTCTAACCGGGAAAAAGAGCGGAAGATTCGCGAACTCGAAGCCAAGCTGACTACCGTAGCGACTGAGAACAAGCCGGTCGTGCTGGGTGCCAAGCCTTCGCTAGAGGAGTGCGATTACGATTCCGATCTGTACGAAAGCAAACTCTCCGACTGGTATGATCGCAAACGCGATGCAGATCAGGCCGAGGCGCAGGCCCGCAAAGCACAGCAGGCCGAAGCCGATGCATGGAGCGAAAAGCTGGCGTCCTACAACAAGGCTAAGGCTTCGTTGAAGGTGCGCGACTACGAAGAGTCCGAGGCATTCGCTCAGGACAATCTGACGGTCACGCAGCAGGGGATCATCATCCAAGGCTCGGAAAATCCCGCGCTGATTATCTACGCACTTGGCAAGAACACAAAACGCGCCAAGGAACTTGCCTCAATCTCAGACCCCGTGAAGTTCGCCTTTGCGGTTGCGAAACTGGAGACGCAGTTGAAAGTGACCACTCGCAAAGCATCGACCGCGCCAGAGCGCACAATCGCCAATGGTGGCGGGCGGCTCTCAGGTGCGATTGATTCAACCCTTGACCGCTTGCGCGCGGAAGCCTTGCAGACCGGCGATCTGTCGAAGGTCATGGCTTACAAGCGCGGCAAAAAAACAACCTAACCTTTCGGAGTTAAGACAATGGCTAACGCCTTTTCCAAGGAGGAAATCGTTGCTTTCGAGAACATTCTCGAAGGTTTCAACGATGCCCTGATTCTGTCGAAGAACATCAACATCTACAACACCAACGGCGTGACGATGGAACGCGCTCGTGACACCATCTGGCGTCCGCAGCCCTACATCGCCCAGTCGTTCACCCGCACGGTTGGCAGCACCATTGCCAGCAACATCTCGACCATGACGCAGCTTTCGGTGCCGTCAACGCTTGGCTTCAGCCAGTGCAGCGCATGGCAGATGGACGCTCTTGAACTGCGCGATGCGCTTCAGGAAAACCGTCTGGGCGATGCTGCCAAGCAGAAGCTGGCTTCTGACATCAACCTGTCCGTCATGGACTTGGCTGCTGCTCAGGGTACGCTGGTTGTTGACGTTGCCACCGCCGCTGGCGATTATGATGACATCGCGCTTTGCGACAGCATCATGAACGAACAGGGCGGCATGGCCGGCAATCTGGCGATTGCCACTCGTTCGTTCACCGGCACCAAGTCGGCCAACGCCTACGAGCGCAGCTACGTTGGCCCGGTGGCTGGTTTCGAGACCTACAAGCTCGACTATGCCAACCGTTGCAACGCCAACTCGGCCACCCGCACCATCGCCACCAACGGCGCTCAGGTGCGTTACGTTCCGAAGGCCACCGTCAACAACGTCGGCGGCGTTCTGAACGTGGACAACCGCTATCAGACTGTCACCGTCTCTTCGACGACTGGCATTCTGGCTGGCGATGCCTTCACCGTCACCGGCCTCGAAGCTGTGCATCACATCACCAAGCGCAGCACCGGCCAGCTCAAGACGTTCCGCGTCATTGAGATCGTGAACAGCACTTCGATGGTCATCAGCCCGCCGATGATCGGTGCTAACTCTTCGCCAACTGATGCTGAACTCCAGTATCAGAACATCGAAGTTGTGGCGACTTCGGCAACTGCTTCGATCAACTTCCTGAACACGACCGCCTCGAACATCAACCCGTTCTGGCGCAAGGACTCCATCGAACTGCTTCCGGGCCGTTACGCTGTGCCGGATGGCGCTGGCGTTGACGTTCTGCGCGCTTCGACGGATCAGGGCATCGAACTGGTCATGACCAAGAAGTTCGACCCGCTGACGTTCCAGACGCTCTACACGCTGGACACGCTCTACGGTGTCGTGATGACCAACCCTGAAATGGCGGGTATCCTGCTGTTCAATCAGGTGTAAACTGAGAGGGGGAGGGCTTCGGCTCTCCCCCAATCACTTGAGGGAATGAGCATGAAGAAACCAACCAAAGCCGCCGCCAAGATCGCCAAGGTCATGGGCGAATATAAAGAGGGCAAGCTCCACGCTGGCGTGAATCCCAAGGGGCCGAAGAAGGCACCGATGGCGAAGAGCCGCAAGCAAGCCGTTGCTATCGCAATGAGCGAAGCCGGCATGGCCAAGAAGGGCAAAAAGAAATGATGAAGCCCGGTCTTTACGCGAACATCAACGCCAAGCGTAAGCGCATCGAAGCCCAGAAGGCTGCGGGCGAAACGCCGGAGCGCATGAAGAAGCCGGGCAGCAAGGGTGCGCCGACTAAGGCCGCATTCGTTGCATCCGCTAAGACCGCCAAGCCAGCGAAAGCCAAGAAGAAATGACCGACTTTCCTACCATCATGTATCGGACGCCGGGCCTACATAAAAAGCCGCGCGGCGGAACCTATGCCTACAAAGGTGCTGCCGATCAGGCAGAGTTTGATGCGCTGATCGCTAAGGGCTGGTTCCCGTCTTACGAGGACGCGGTGGCGGGAAAGAAGGCCGACAAGATCGTTGCCGCTGTTGAGGCGCTAGACGATACGCTTGACGTTGTGTCGCCTGCAACGCGCGACGAACTGGAGGCCAAGGCAAAAGAACTTGGGGTCTCGTTTAATGCGCGGACTTCTGATAAGACGATTGCGGAGCGTATCGCATCGGCTCTGGAGGTCTAAGTGGGTTACAGCAAGCGCCAGTTTATCGAAGCAGCCTTCGAGGAAATCGGGCTTGCGAACTATGTGTTCGATTTGCAGCCAGAGCAGTTGCAGGGCGCGCTCCGTCGCCTTGATGCAATGATGGCCGAATGGAACGCGAAGGGCTTGCGCCTTGGCTACTCCATGCCGAGCAGCCCGCAAGACAGCGATCTAGACACCCAGACGTTTGCGCCAGACAGCGCATGGGAAGCTATCATTACGAATCTGGCTGTGCGTATCGCGCCGGGCTACGGCAAGACCGTTTCGCCAGATACCAAGATGGTTGCTAAGAACGCTTACAACACTCTGCTGCAACGCGCCACGTTCCCGCTGGAGCAGCAGTTGCCGTCAACCATGCCGCTTGGCGCTGGCAACAAGCCTTGGCGCTGGGATACGCCATTTGTGCCGATTCCGGCTGATCCCCTAGACGCTGGGCCTGATGGCCCGTTTGAATGGAGCTAACGCAATGCCCACAATCAACCAGCTTCCCACTGTAACGCAACTTTCGGGCGGCGATCAGTTGCCGGTCTATGTGTCCAATCAGGGTGATGCTCGGCGCTCATCGATCACGACACTGATCAGCTACGTTGAGGCAAACTTCGCCAATGTCGTCGCGCAGACGGTCAACACAATTCCAGTTACGCTGGTTCAGCTTCCTACGGCGACCGTGGCGGGTGCTGGAACGCGGGCATTCATCACCGATGGATCAACCACCACCTTTGGTGCAACGGTCTCTGGCGGTGGCGCTAATAAGGTGCCGATCTACAGCGATGGCACCAACTGGAAAGTTGGCTAACCAATAAAACTGAAAAGGGTTATAAAATGATTATTCAGCCGGGCCTTACACAGACCATCACTGATGTGGTCGTTCCTGTCGGGGAATACATCAGCGTCGGCAACGTCGGCAGCGACTCCACTATTGTGCAGATCGCTCCGCTTCAGCCTTACGCTTACGAAAACTTTACCGATCTGGCTGAG